AACCCTGGCGGGAATACACCTGTAGCGTATTTCCATGAACTTAATTCATTAAAGTATCTCAGTGGTTTAATTTCTTGTGCATCATTTCCATCACATACAATACGAATATTTCGTATGATATCTTGCTGCGCAGAAACAATATTTGTTCCAGAATATCCACCAGTCGGCACAGATGAATAAGCAGGGATAAAGGGAGCTTGACCATCTCTCCACCAATTTGTGTAATTTGTCCATGCATTCAAATATCTGGTTGAGTCTGAGCGCCTCGGTATAACTATAATACGAGGTACCGGATTATGCGTATACAAGTCAAATAATTGTCTATTAGAGATACTTGAGAAAGGGTATTTTGTTATCTGTCTAACAATATAATTCAATGGCTTTGTTGCAAATGTTTTTCTTTCGTCGTCTGTTAAATATACATAGGTCGCCTGTAATCTAGGATTGAGAGGCCAACTATTGATTGATGGAACAGTAAAACCAAAGTCTGTTAAATATTGATTTATATAAATACCTGGCTCTGAATTTGGCAAATATCCTACATTACCTACCCGTAATTGAGCGGCTGTTGCATTTACGCTTATATCAGGGCGAACTCTATATCCCTTTGGATCTAATATGGTATATAAGTCCTTTATAGGTCTAAGAGTAAGTTGAACCTCACATTCGTGATATTGTAGAGCAATAAGAGGAAGTGCTAGACCAGAATTCTGAGAAAACCAAAATGATAGAGGCAAGGTAATATCACGCCCTGGTATCGATGGAAAATTATTCTGTGTCTGGATACTTGGGTCAGAATTAAGATATACATTAGGATACAAGCCTGGAGTACGTACTGGTGAATTTCCTATTCCGCCGGAATATTGTCCATAAGCAGGATCATATAATTCAGGGACGTCGCCAACCAACTGTTGCCATTTATTATACTGTGTTTCATCTTGGTCAGTAAATGCAGTTGATATTATATAGTCGCTGTCAAATTGCTGGACCTGTGTTCCTCCAATTAAAAATGCTGCATCTTGTATGATTTGTGCTCCTATATAACGTACCCACTGAAACTGGTATTGAGAACGACCATTTGTAGGGCCTGGTAAATTCGGATCAAAATATTTTGAGTAAATATCAGGTAAGCTGAATGTAAAATAAATATCAGAGAGTAAGTCTCCCACGCGCTGTATCTTCGCACGAAGTTGTATGGGTTGATTAAAATCTAAATCCTGAAGAGTTCCTTCGAAAGGTATTGTGACAGATTCAAAGGCAAAATGACTGTATTTTTTCAGTGTTGTATAGAAATAAGTAAAATCTGGATTTCCACTTAGAATTACATTTTGTGCGCCATATGCAACTAATATAAATAATCCACCACCTGGCATATCTCTTCTTGTTATTAGGAAACAATAAGAGATATAAGTTTAAGCGTGAATAATTATGGACCCTGTTTGTTTGCCCACCATGTGTCGGACAAGTATGGTATTAAAGACATATCAGGGCCTTCTATGACAGTAGAAGGCTGCATCTTAATCAGAGCCTGGATTTCAGTATACGTCAGCGCATATGCGTAGTAATTTACTCTACTTATCATACCCTTTGCAGGGCCATCAAACACGAGGTTTGATGACCCTCCTGACCTAAATTCATCTTCTGTTTCAAGCGATGTAGTAATCGTCTTACTTAATGTAAGCTTACGTGCACTGAATGCATATACATTACCGTAGTTCTGGTAAGGCGGTGTATTGTTTAACAGTGCCATCTTCTTCTTCAAATTCCCATTTATATATAAATAAAGAACATTGCCCTTGCATGTGAGTGTTAAATGGAACCACTTATCTACTGGAATATTTTCAACCTCACAGTAATTATTCCATGCCTCGAAGCAATTCATGTAGACACGAATTGTGTTTGAATCACCCCAGCAGAAAATGCCTGGGCCCAGCAATGGATACACTTGGCCGTAACCCTTATGTAATATGTGATATAGCTTACGTTCACCTGCAGAAAATGTTTCACTCTTTATATTAAGGAACATGGAATAACTAAATTCCACACCGGAACGTTGATTTTTAGAGAAATACACGGTTTTTGCCTTGGGGTTCCTGGGATTTTGTATTGCGGTATACATCTTAGAACCGGAAATATATGTATTAGGGAAAAGAACAACATGGTTTGCTGAAGAATTTATAAAAACCCCATAAAAAACCTCACACATGTATAATATAATGTATACTACAAAGGCAAATATTATGCCATATAGTGCCTGGATTACAGGTCCAGTGTTTGTTCCTACATTCGCAGAATTAGAGTTTCCCTTGGTGCCTTCCATCTATCTAACTTATGTAAAAGTTATAATAACTTTTACATATGTTTGTTTGCAATATTAATTAACCAGTGCTAGAACTGAATAAAATGGTTCCTTTATTTTTAATATCTATCGAATATTGACCAGGGTATAGACTAGAAAGTGTAAATCTGGAAAATGGACCATTTTGATAGTAATAATAGACCTTATCCGGAGAATACGCGAAATTAGCGGCACGTGTTAATCCAATCAATCCACCAAATGCATCTGGTCCACCAAGTCTCAGTGTAGGAATTTCTCCATCAACCTTGAATAAACCATCTAGTAAGCACGACCTGGAAAGTTTTCCGTCTATGTAGATGTCTATGGTTCTTCCATTTAATACAGTTGTGATATTTACCCACTTTTGTAAGTTCACATGTTCGATATCACACTTTTTGAAATCTGCAGAAGAGTCGGTGTATGGACTTGTACCAGCTACAATCTTGTCATAGTCAGGTTTGAATGATAATCCTTTGTCATATTGTGTCTCAGAACTTACACGAACTCCCAGTTTATTTGTAAATTGGCCTAGATACATTATTAATGTTAAAATACCGGAAGATGCTTTATTTCCGCCAGACAAGATTAAAAATGGCTTGTTTTTGCCCTTATTCACATTCCAATCAGTTACATATATCCATGTGCTTATGGAATATTCCCCACCTGCATATATCGGAGGGACCTGCGAACCAGAATATACCGTAGGTATCTTATCGTTACTTACTAGGCCATCCTTGAAAGTTCCGGGATAAACGATAATATCTTCATCATCTCCAGCTCCAACAAACCATCTGTAGCCTATACTTATTGCCAAATATAAGACAATTAATATAACAATAGTGTAAACTATAAAAGATGGCTCCATTCTATCTATAACTAATACTTTATGCGTAGGGTGTTGACCATTCTTCTAGAGGACTTATTCGTTTTGGGTTTTTACAACACGTACCGGAACACCACCATCCGTGTGGCAAGGCTTTAAAAAGCGAAGAAAATAGCTTTGAAATGTTAAATGGCATACGCGGTTTTCCTGAAGTATCCGTTGTATCTCTTATTAAATTACGTACTTGATCCGTTGTCATAGCAGTAGAAGAAAGAGACATTAATGATATAACACCGGATAATCTTGAATCGCCTACTTTTAATGACTGGGTATTATCAAATAGAGGCATCGCCGAACATACATGTGTAACAACTAGCCTTCCGTTTAGATATATGTTGAACCTTCTGCCAAATTTCACTATAACTACTGCAGTCCAACGCTGTAGAGGAAAATTAGGTATTTCTGCATATTCAGGTTTCGCTTTTCTATCAACAAATATTTGAAGACGGGCAGGTGCCTTATATAAGCCACGACCTGCATCTGGTGCAATTAAAATCTGAAATGCTTGTTTTTCTCCTATTTGAACCACCGTAGCATATTCATTTCCAGAATATGCAGTCCTATCAATTATTTTAGGATTAATGTAAAAAATCAATGATGAACCTGAACCAGATGTCCACGGACCTCTTAGTTCCTCATTTGATATTACACGCATCGGTGTATTCAAATCATATTCTTCTTCTCCAATACTCTGAACTGGATCTGGGAATATTACTAAGACGAGAAGAAGATATAGTATGAATGATAAGGTTATTAAAGTTAAAATCCACTGAACTGTATTCATCTAACAGTGGATTTTAAATTGTGGAAGATTTATTTATCTAGTGACTACAGCTTTCTTATTAAAAACACTCAAGCTTATTACATCACCCATACGTCCAGACATTTCATAAGCTGGTACTTTATATCCAAAGCATCTCACATTCAACACTTTGATACCTGTAGACATAACATTGCCACCTAAGATAATATCAGCAGGGGCAAATATTTTATCACCAGTTCTTGGAGATTTTGGAATAGTATTTAATTGTCTTGTTTTCACGAGAAGGCCATTCAAATATCCCTCAAGTAAGAACGGAGATACAGTAAAACCTACCCGGAAAGGTACATGGATTGGAACATTGTCTAATGTGACACTCTGCTGTAGGCCATTTGTATCAAAGCATGTTATATTTATTGCGTTTTTGTTATTGTCAAGCGTAATTCTTACACTGGGGTTTTCAGCCCTTTGAGAAATGGTGAATAATATACGTTGATTTTGCCCATCTCCGAGCCTTTGAGGGTATTCGTCTTGTATAAGCACATCCATTGTTATACTATAAATATCCTGGCCTTCTATAACCGTAGTTGACAATGGAGGAGTTCCTGATGAAGGTGGTGGGGCTCCTATAATAATCGTGTCAACATCACTTGGAGTTAACCAAAAAACTTGTGATGTATCTGTGCCGGGTATTGGTATATATCCAGCAGAACCTGGGCTTCTTTGGAATATAGGTGTGATCCATTGGTCAATTGCTAATAGAATAAGTGCAACCGATAATATTCCAGCAATCACGTAAGCCAATATCTTTATAAAGCCAGAACCTTGAACAGGCTGTCCCACTGAGTTTTTAGGTTCGGGGGGTGGTGCATTTGGGGCTTTCGCTCCTGATGTAAGTTTTAGTGATTTTTTTAAATTTTCTGTATTCTTCAAGACTTCTGCTATTTTATCACCACGCGCTGCGTTCATACTATTCTATAGACTTCTTTCTTGTTTGCGATTTTTTCTTTAATAATGTATTTGTCTTTGGATTGAATCCAATGCGTTTGTAATAAGGCATCGAGTCTTTCGCCTTACAATCTGCGAGCTTTTCACGTAAATAGCAAACAAAGGAAACACGACTAAACAATTTATCAATCCCCTGTGTTCCTGTTTCCTTGTCGTTTCTATAGATTTCTGGAATAGAAGAATTGAATTTCTTGTCTTCTATTTCCTCTTTCAATTCCGTATTACAATGCCATTCATGAACATCCATTGCTACGAAATCTCCTGTTCTCAAGTCAATGCCAACCTTGTATCTAGGAAATATCGTATATCCACCCTTGTATTTTCCACGTTCAATAACTGATAAGTTGCCAAATCCCTCTCTCAAGTCTCCTGCATCCATATGAAGGCCTGTTCGGAAATTACGATTTATAGTCACAGAAGAAAAAGATGTATTTCCAATCTGAAAGGCCGGGTTTCCCTTTGCTCTCTTATATTGTACATCATAACGGTCTGGAACAAGTTTCTTGAATAAGTCGTCTATTTTCTCAATATAAGGAGTTCCCGCCTTGTATTGGTCAAAATACAATTGCGTGTAGCTCGTAAGACGACAAGGTAGACCCATAAAGGGTGTTTTCTCAAAGTAACCCAGGACAGAGGAGAAGACATTATTGTTTACACGCATCTTACTTAATTTGCCTTTTTCCATGTATTGTGCAGACCATCCTTTTATGGTATTCTTTGCCAACTTACGTCTTGTCCAGTATTTAGACTTAGTATCGATTGGTCCCGCTGCAGCTCCACGGTTTCTAGAAGCATTCGCTGACTTGTAGAAATTCTTCCATGCCAGCTTTATCAAATCATGAGGTATTACGTTTTTTCTTAGTTTGAACAAGAGTTTCTTACCACCTGGAGCATCCGGGTCCTCTGCGTATACGTCTGCATCATAATCAATTATCTCATCTACGTCTTTTTCGCTAAAATATGTGCCTTCTCTTGCCTTAATCTGGTCATCTGTCATTTTTTGTTTAAGAATTATTTCTTTTGCCTTTTCCTTTGGTTCCTTGGCAGGTTCCTTTGGCATTTGAAGACCATTAAATAAATCTTCATCTGAGGCACTCATCTAATTATATTGTAAGAATAGAAATGGAACCATCCGCTAGAAATCACGTTTCTTTATCAAACGGTATCCTTTCATCTTCTTAGCATATTTTTCTAAACTTTCCTTCTTTCTCTCTTTGGCAGTTCTGTGTGTTCCATCAACTGGATTTGTCCATCCATAGAAATACGTATAACAATCTTCCCACTGGGTCTTTGTAAGGTCCGCTGGTAGCATTTCTCTTGGCAAATAACAATGATCTCCTTCAAGCATAAAATATACATTTTCTGTTCCTAGTAAAACCGGATAAGGAACGTCATTTCGACCAACCATAGAGAAATAGTGATCAACCTTATCATCCATCTGGAATTCATAGATACTGGAACCAATATGAATATACTTATTTCCTGAAACATGGAGTAAGATTGAATTTCCTACAAAAATGTGAGATTCACCTGGTCTGTGATCTGCTCCCTCTGCGTTACCAGTGCTCTTTCCTATATAGACTTTCTTTGCCGTAAGTTCCTTTACAAGTTTACTGTAATCTGCCTCTTCTTTTAAAGTCCCTGCGTTAACATCCTTGTAAATGGCTACATTTTTATCTTTAGCGCCGTGGTCGCTCACCACAACGCGAAAGGGTCTATTTCCATTATCATGGATGTCATAGTGTTTTCCTTTCATCTTTCTAGTGGCATTTACCTTTACCCATTTATATACTCCATTAGAACCCTCTTTTGAAATATAGTCTCCATCTTTTCCTTTCTTAGTTTGTCCTGCGCATTTGCCAGCATGATACGCAGGTGATTTTCTGTCCTGATATTTTGGTGTCATAACTTCGTTACATTCTATTTTAGACTTTCTCTTTCTTGTTCTACCTCCAGTCATTCTAACTAATTATGAGATAAATTGTACCAGATTACACCTCCTATAATTCCTGCGACTGCCAATCCTGCTGCTACACCTTTCAACATGGCTTGATTATCAGCCTCCATGAAGTCATCCGCCCCGATGACAGGTGTTTTTCCACGAGCCCCAAGTCTAGTGTAGAATTGAATAACTTCCGTTTCCGTGTACTTGCGTTTTCCTAACATCACATTCACCTCGTTATGCAAGTCTACCGTCCAACGAAACAAGTCTGCTCTAGAGTCTAAAGAAGCAGATATTGGTGTTTTCGCCAAGTGAGACACATAATGTGTCCTACAAATTGGACAGGGTATTATATACTGTAGAGACTCGATGAATTCCCTCATAGCCTTCTTATCGGAGTAACTAGGCTGTTGGGAATATCCCATCGCGGATATGTGAATTGTGTGCCAGAAAAAAGGACCCCATACTTCTGGTGGAATGTGCATTCCTATCTATTATATAAGAAGACGTATTATAACACTACCTAAGACGCGATGATGTTTCTTAGGTAATTATGGCGATGTTTTACCAAAATAAAAGTTCACATATGTGTTCAAACTGTGGAGGCACCGGGCACACATTTCGTTTCTGTACAGAACCCGTTTCAAGTTATGGAGTTCTCGTATTTAGATGGATTGGTAAAACAGAAATATGGCCACATACACAAACTATATGTTCCAACATCGACGACTTTGTTGGAACTAAAAGCCTTAGGCCACAAGTATTAATGATACAACGGAAAGATTCTCTCGGTTTCATGGATATAATGAGAGGAAAATACAGAGTAAACGACCCTTCGTATATAAGAAAACAAATAAGTGGGATGACAGAAGATGAGCGAAAAAAATTAGAAACAATGAACTTTGATGATATTTGGCACGAACTATGGGGGTCAGATTCAGAATCTTCTAAACGCTATGCTCATGATCGTATTGTGTCTAAACAGAAGTTGGCTGAGCTTCGTGCAGGAATTCAAGTAGAAACTGGTGAGAGATATACACTGAATGACCTACTCCGGCAAGAACCATTATTGTATAAGACACCCGAATGGGGGTTTCCTAAAGGTAGACGTGACCCATATGAACACGATATTCAATGTGCTTTTCGTGAATTAGGAGAAGAGACCAGTATTATGGAAAATGAAGTTATCAAGGTTACGAATGTAGCACCGCTTATAGAACAATTCTACGGGTCTAACGGGGTTCATTATAGACATTCATATTACATTGCACAGTATGCCGGTAACAGGAACATATCATTTGATGCCCTCAATAAGGAAATGGTTCGTGAGATTGGTAATTTAAAATGGATGGACTTTGATGAAGCAATCCAATTTCTAAGACCTGAGAATGAGGAAAAGAAAAAAATTATTGGGAAATTGTTAGGTTTATTAAAAGGATTTTTCCCCGTTATGAAAAATAAGTTAGATGGAAAACTTCTAAATGAAAATACCACGGAAGAACAGCAGAAACAGTATGTCTATAGAGCAAATGGAACGATTCAAGGGGACATGGGAGGAGCAAAACGATTCTTCGGAACGAGATAAATTAGTAGACGAGTTTCAAAGGTATACAGCTCCCGTTAGAGCCCAGACACTACGTGAACTTGGTGAAGACCAAAGAGAACTCGACGGCTCTCTTTATCCAGAAATTACAGATGAGAAATTTCTGATGAAACTCTTACGTAAAAGAGAATTCAGAGAAACTAAGCAACCCAAGATAACAGATGAAAGTCTAGAACAAAACGTCTGTGATGTTGAAGAATTTGAATATACATCTGCTCAGAAATTTGTTTCACAATTTATGTCGCCAAATACACCTTATAATGGCATGTTACTTTATCATGGAGTAGGAGTTGGCAAAACATGTTCTGCTATTTTATCTGCCGAGACATTTTTACAATTAAGTCCGAAAAACAAGGTTTATATTCTAGCACCACCTGCAATTCAACCTGGTTTCTATAGAACAATATTTGACCCGTCTAGACTGACAATTGGAAAAGATGACCAACCAAATTCTCACGAAGGATGTACTGGCAATCGTTATCTTGAATTAACACAAATGTTATATGAAAGAGATAAAAGAGAGATTGAACTAAGAGTAAATAGGCTAATCAATAAGCGCTATGCTATTATGGGCTACGTGGCATTTCGCAATATGGTTCTAAATATTCTGTCTCAGATATCTTCCACCCTAAGTCATGAGAAAAAGCAACAACTGAAAATAACCTTATTACAACGTGCCCTATCTGGCTGTTTTATAATTGTAGACGAGGCCCACAATCTGAGAGATGTTTCTGATACGACAGAAGATGAAGGTGAACAGGGTGACGATGTGGGTGATAAGTCAGATGCATCTGCTGGGAAAAAGTTAGTTCCAATGTTACGAGAAGTTCTGAAAACTTGCGAAGGAAATAAGCTACTCCTTATGTCTGCAACCCCAATGTACAATTCATACAGAGAAATTATTTCTCTTCTTAATTTACTTTTATTCGTAGATAAATCTCAGAAACGCTTGGATGACTCAGATATAGTATTTGAAATCACACCGAAGGGTGAAGAAAAACTTTCTAAGGCATCTGAAGAACTTCTTATAGAATTAGCAAATGGTCGTGTAAGTTTTATGAGAGGAGAAAATCCTAAGGCATTTCCTGCTCGCCTAGATCCATCTGATGCTATTCGCATTTCTGAGTGGCCTGGATTTGAACCAAATGGTACTAAGCCTACAACAAAAACACAGCGCGATGACGTGTTAAGATTACCACTTGTGAAATGTGAATTGGAAGGAGAACCCCTAGCAGTTATGAAAGCCATGACTGAAAAACTAGTGGCATCAAAGGGTGTTGGTATCAGAACAATTGACACCTTACTACAGGCAGGAAATTGTATCTTTCCTGGTGAAGGCTTAGATGGCCGTGTTGGCTCAGAAGGATTTCAATCCTGGTTTACTGGCAAGGCAGTTGCATCTACATTTGAAGGGACGCGTCTAAGTATATTACCTCAGTACGTTCCAACAGACCCAGATGAAGATTATAATTGGATGGTTGCATCAGATGATTCTCTCGGCAAGGCATCTCCAAAATTCAATCGGGTTTTGAAAACAATTCGAAATGCATCTGGTATTTCTTTTGTCTATAGTCGATTTGTAGAAAATGGTGCGGTCATCTTTTGCCTTTTATTAGAAGCGAATGGTTACTCGCCCTGGGGTAGAACAGCGCCTCTCTTTTCAAAAGGTTCTCTACAAGGTAAACGCCAATGTTGTAAATGCGAAAAGAAAGAAGAAGGGCATCCCGCTTTTACACAGGGTCAACCTGAAACAAGAGAAAATCACAAATTCTCACCTGCTTATTATGCACTTTTAACAGCAAGTGATGTGAGCACTGCAGAAAAGCAGTCATTACCTCTTTCTCCAAATAATACAGCAGTCATCAATACCGCTAGAAACATAGAAAATAAGGATGGACACAAGATTAAGGTAGTTGTAGGTTCTCAAGTGGCTGGAGAAGGTCTTGACTTGCGTTACATACGCGAGGTTCACATTTTGGAAGGCTGGTTCCACTTGTCTAAGGAAGAACAGATTGTAGGCCGTGGAATTCGCTACTGTTCTCACAATGCCTTGCCAAGACAGAAACGCAACTGTACTGTAAATCTATATGTAAATGTTTTTCCAACTGATATGAATAAGGAAACAATTGACCAATATTCTTATAGAACTGCCATGAACAAGGGAGTTCGTATGGGTAATATATCGAGAGCATTAAAAAGAGGCGCAGCAGATTGTAATTTGAATAGAGACGCAATTTTGGTAAATGGGTTAACAAGAAAAGTGGAAATGTTGGATAGTCAGGGGCAGCCGCGAACAGTAGACTTGAATGATAAAGATTATACTCCTGTATGTGATTGGATACGTTGTTCCTACGAATGTAGCCCTAGTTTAAATTTACTAGATAAGAAAGGAATGCCTGATGATAACGGCACGTATGACATGTTTGCTGCTCGATTTGCAGAACAATCTATGATTCAAGAGTTAAGAAATGCCTTTAAGGACCAACCATGGTATCATTGGACTAATTTAGAGAAACGATTTGTAGATATTCCAAAGGATACATTGACAAGTCTTCTGCTGCGGGTTGTAAATAATCCTTCTATCATATTTGAAAATGGGAATATGAAAGGACATATTGTATTTCGTAATAATTTGTTTTTATTTCAACCAAACAAATTACAAGATGAAGGAATACCAATTTCCTTTCGTTATGGTCGTTATCCTATGAAACGAGATTCATACATGCCAGAATTCACTTCAGTGCAAGTTGGCCCTAAAAGCGTGGCCGCCAAATCAGTATCTGTTAAATCTGTAAACTCTTCTTCTGTAAAACTCGCTAAGGAATTCTGGATAGAGGCAGTTACTTGGATTGATATTTGGTGTAAACCTGGTTATATTATTGAAGAAAGTATACCAGGAATACTTTCAGATGCTATAAATGCATATGTCGAAGGTGATACAAAGAAAAGAGATAATTTTGAAGTTCGTCTTAAGAAATTGCAGTGGTGGGGTAAGGCAATAGGGGCCGTTGTTTCAATAGCTGGAGGTATGACGGATTTGAAACGAGTTGCAAAAGAATTCATTTGGGATTCATTTCTGAAAGGACCCGAACAAGTTAAACTTCTAGAGCAATCTATTTCAATGGCATCTGAAGGTGGTTCTGAGCAGTATAGAACTGAGGGTTCTACCACTGTTTCCAGATATTTGGATCTAGATACAAAGGCGCCTGTTTATTTGTGCGCAAATTCAACACCATGCCCTCCATCTGTTATTAAAATTTTCAATGAATCCAAGACGGATTTAATTGTTCAAGCGAAAGCAAATTCCAAAGTATCTGCTAATCCCTATGGCTTCATGGTTGTCTGGGAAAACGCAATTATGTTTAAAACAAATGATGCTAAGAACGCAGAAGGAAAGCCTCCTGGTTCCGGTGCAGCTTGTTCTATTGTGAGTAATGTAAAAGGCCATAGAATAAAGTTAGTTCAACTTGGCGATATTTTGGCTAAATTTCACGATGGAAATCGGTTAGAGTTAACAGAAGACATCTTAGCAACTGGTCCAAGAAAACTCACAGGGGCGCCTTCATTTTGTGCTTTAATGGAAATTGTTCTCAGATGGATGGATGTTCGCCGCGAAAACTACGGTGGCCTACGATATTTCTATAGACCTCTTTCTTCCTATTATTCTGGACACAAATCTAAGAAATAACCAATACAGGCAGCGCTTAAAATTGACTATCTCAACCTACTATAGATTAGGCACAATGGAGACTGAAGCATTCTTTCAAGAAAAAGTATACCTCACTCCCAAGGACCTTCGTAATGATATTGAATCCATTGACGACATATTGCTTTTGAAACTCAAAGAGCGTCTTGAGCAGCGCTGTTCTCCCCATGGCTACGTTTTGCCAGGAACACTCGATATCCTAACGAGATCTACTGGAATGGTGGATTCAGGTCGTTTCTCCGGTGATTGGGCCTTTCTAGTGAAAGCCAAGGGTAGTGTTCTAAATCCTCCCGAGGGTTCTCTAGTGGAAGTGGAGGTTCTCAAATCGAATAAGATGGGTGTATATGCAGTATATGAAAATGCCATTCGTCTGATGGTTCCTCGTGACCTCCATTTGGGTGACGAGGAATTCGATGCACTGAAGGTCGGCGATCGTATTAAGGTAGAAATCCAGAAGTCTAGATTTCAACTGAGAGACCAGTTCATTGTGAGTGTTGGTGTATATCGTGGAATGTCAGGTGCTCCTACACGGATTACTCCTTCTCTACCTGCTCTTGCTTCTCCCAAGGATGAGGAAGCAACGTTGGAAGAGGAAGATGCGAATGTTTCTGGAGATGAAGGTGCCTCTGGTGCCGAAGGTGCCTCTGGTGCCTCTGGTGCCGAAGGTACCTCTGGTGCCGAAGGTACCTCTGGTGCCGAAGGTACCTCGGGTGCGGAGGAAGAGGAAGAGGAAGAGAATAAGGAAGAGTAGAATGGATGATTACGAACAACGTAAAGAATTCTGTAAAGAAATGAGTACATTATCTAAACCTGAACTCGAAGAACTGTATAGGATTTTAAGACGTGAAGGAGGTTCTTATAGTGAAAATTCCAATGGGATTTTTTTTGATGTTGCATCTCTTCCGGCCTCCGTATTCGAAGCCCTCTGGAAATTCCTACAATTCTGTAAATCAAATGCCAAAGACTTAGAAGAACGTAACAAGGTAATTGGTGCCATGTCATCCACATAAAAGAAGGTCTAAAGTCCCTTCGTATATTACATATAATGACGGACGTCTCTCACGCATTACCTAAATCTCTCATCCAAATTTGTGAAACACATTCGGATGGAACATTTCAAGTCGCAAGGCCAAAGACAAAGGGTTCTGTTGCAGACGCACAGGACCAGGTTCCAAAATGGAATTTGACCACACATTCTATTTCTCCCAGGCATCCTCTAGCTGCTTGGATGTGGCTCAAGGACCCCTTGTTTCGTGTATCTCCTGACCCTCTCAGACAACGCCTAATCTTAGATGCTACTACCGAGTGGCAGGAACGCTGTTCCTCTATAGACTTCCCTCGTGTCTACAGTAAGAAAAAGGCCTTGGAGGGTTTTGGTACTCAGAAACCTGAATTACAGCAAGCAAAGGCTGCTATGATTGCAATGGAACGTTATACTCATGACAACCCTCTTCTCTGGGTCCTATACAATGACAGAGAAAAGACAATTAGTTTCTTAGATGACAAGGTATTTCCGAGAGAGGGTGGATACAAGCAAATATGGATTTTGAGAGAACCTACCTGGGATAGATTATGGGATGCGAATATATGGTCTTCTCAAGAACTTGCTTCCTGGTTGGAGAAGCAAGAGGCTGCTGGATTTAAGGTCGATTGGCCTTTAGAACCTGCTACTTCGACTGTAAAGGCAATGGCTGCGGAATATGAAAAGCTTCAGTTGAATTCTACAGGATTGAGTAAGGATGAATTACGTCATAAGTTAGGAAGAGCAAAGGCAATAATGAAATTAGTTTCATCTCAATAAATTCGACAGTAACGCCTAAAGTTGAAACCTCAAGATAAAGCAGATAAGCCACATGGATATTCGGAAGGCTGAATATGATCAGTTAAAACGTCTCGTCCAAGAATGGTTAGACCATCCGGAACAGGAGCTAGAAGCTACGTTCAATACAGCTGGTACAAGTGGCTCGATGGGTGGTCAAGTGAATTCGACTACATTTGCAGCCATAGCGAAACGGCTAAAAAACCGAGGGTATACTTCGGTTACACAGGAAGATGCCTTAAATATCATCACACCCAAGCATGTGCGTATTACCCTCAGCGGTCTAGGAGTCATACAACAGTATTGTCGTGATGATCGCCTTTCAGGCAGGACATTCTCCGCTCTAATGAAAGACCGTACCGCCCAAAATGCCAACCTTGATTTGGAAGACTACGGTGTTCGTATCAAGGCAAGACGTGAGAGAATTTTGGGGGAAAAAGACCCTGATGTTCTAGATTTACTGGACCAGTGGAAGGTTCAGCAGAAGGCGTTTCGTTTGCTCCGGCGCTGGACATTTCGGGGTGATGGAATTCGCTTTGATTTATCTATGATCCGCCAATCAAAACGCAATATTCGTGGGGAATATCGTTGGGTTACCAAGTTCACACAGCAAGATATTTCCAATGAGCCGCCAATCTACGAGGTGGAAGCAGAACTCGAGAGAAAGGAAGGGGATACGGTCGAGACTGCGATACAGCGTCTAGTAAAGGGGGTTGGGGAAGTCCTAAGAGGAATTCAAAAGTGCCCCTTACTCATAAGAGAATCTGTAAAGCGCCAGGTCCTTGCTGGATATAAGGCCATTACGAAGACTGATAAGTTTCGTGGTGTTTCGACGAGAACCCTTGAACTTGCAAACATGGTAAGTCAGATTGAGCCTGGTTCTCCGAACATTCGTGAGGGTTACAATGTAACAGACAAGGCCGATGGTCTAAGAACTATGGGCTATGTGAATGAGACGGGCCATCTGTTCTTGATTGATAATGCGACCAACGTATACGAGACAGGAATGGAAGTTGTTACCTGCGCGAATTCACTCGTCGACGGAGAATGGATTACGAGGAATTCTGCTAATGAGGCAATTCATCAATACTTGATATTCGATATTTACATTGCGCCTGGAAATCGTGATGTACACGCTCTAGCATTTTATGACCAGGCTGCACCAACTGCGCCCCAGCGCTACAATGAAATGAGGTCATGGGAGAAGCTGTGGAATACTGCTCCTGGTCCAAAGGAACTTGTTGCCATGACACCCAAAACCAAGCTTTTGGTAAGCACAAAGAAATTCTTATTTGCCAAGGCAGGTGAAATATTTGCTCAGGCCGCGAAAGTTCTAGATACTCCTCGCATTTATGAGACAGACGGCCTCATCTTTACAAAGAATTCTACCCCTCTCCCTGACCAACCTCAAGGGGATTTCAAGGAGCAGATGAAATGGAAGCCGCCTCATGATAACACAATTGACTTCTTGGTCGTTACCGAGAAACTCGCAGATACCACCGTTGATGCAATTCACAATGGATTTCATCCAACTTCTGGAAAGGAAATTCGCTACAAGGTTCTTCGTCTCCATGTGGGAGACCGTGGTAATCGCGGGGCTATGAAAGTAAATCCTAGAGAGGTAGTTCTTAACGTAGAACCCTTGAAAGCCCCTTATGACCCTAAGGGTAATGTCTATAGACCAGTTCTATTTCAGCCAGAGGATTTCCCAGACGATAAGGCGAATGTATGCTATGTGGAAGTCAAGACCGACCCTGAGACTGGTGATGAATATGCATATTGTGAGAATTCCAATGAACCCATCGTAGACAAGAGTATTGTGGAGATTTCCTATGACATTTCTCGTCCTGCTGGATGGAGATGGGTTCCCAAGCTTGTCCGCAAAGACAAAACTGAGCGTCTCATGAAGGGAGAACTCGGTCGCACACTGAATTCCAATCAGACTGCACAGAGCATTTGGAATTCTATTCACGAGCCAGTAACCTTGTCCATGATACGCACTGGGAATGAGCAACCCAATATGACAGAAGTAACCGCGGTATCAGAGGTAGAGCGTGAACGTGCGGCAATTACGCAGAAATACGCGGATAGAACTGCGTCAGAAAAGGATATGAACAGAGTAGGCCCTCTTCGTGATTTCCACAATAAGTTCATCAAGGAGGCCATTATGTATAATGCAGTAATGAAGAAGGCTGGTCTTGGCTTAATTGACTTGGGAATGGGTCTAGCCCAGGATATTCAGAAATGGCGTCGTGTAAACGCAGGAGCGGTTCTAGGTATTGATATTGCTGGAGATAGCATTAATAATCCCAATCACGGTGCTTATCAGCGTCTATATTCCACAATGTTACGTAATGGGCGTGAGAAGGTTCTACCCATGGTGTTCGCTGTGGGAGATGCTTCCAAAAACATGCGTTCTGGAGATGCGGGTTCTACCGTAGATGACAAGGTTATCTTACAGGCTGTTCTAGGAAAGACTACACCAGAAGGTGTTGTTCCTCCCTATGTGAGAGATGAGATGTCGAATAGGTTCAAAATGGGTGCGGATGTAATCAGTTGTATGTTCGCAACTCATTACTTCTTTGAAACCAAGGAGAAATTCGGTGGATTTCTCCAAAATATCGCTGATAACTTGAAGATTGGTGGGTATTTCATTGGATGCTGCTTCGATGGTGAGCGGACATTTGAGTTCCTGAGAGGTCGCGAGAGCCGTGTAGGTGAGGAGGGTGGAACTACTTTGTGGAAGATTTCCAAGAAATACGAGGCAGATGAAATTCCTGCAGGTGATGAGGCCTTTGGTATGCCCATTGACGTAGAGTTCATTAGCATTGGCTTACCTCACCGCGAGTATTTAGTGCCATTCAAGCTTCTGGAGGATAAGCTGGCCTCGATTGGTATTGAGCTGTGTAATGAAGATGAGCTGAAGGGTCTTGGTTTACCAAGGAGCACGGAAATGTTCGGGGACAGCCATAAGGCTGCAGCAAAGTCTGGTCGTAAGTTCCCTATGACCCCTGCGGTAGAACAGTTCTCCTTCTTGAACAGATGGTTCGTATTCAGAAGGAAGAGTATGCAGACACTAGAAACTGCAGCAGGTGTACCGAAACCCGTGAATTCTGTAAAGAGCAAGAATGTTGTTTCTGCGCCTCTATCTAAAGAGGGTGATGAAGACGCTCTGGTTGCCGAGCTTCAAGAAGGAAACGAGGGGCCTGTTGAGGAAGAGGAAGATGCTAGTGGCAGAAAGAAATATGATGCCGCTGCGGTTCTACAATTTGAGCTTGAGGCTGCTCCTATTGATAAGCTACGTATTGGTGATAAATTGGCTCAACGCTGGTTAGCTCCAGGTTCTCCTTTCCCTATTCAGGATCCTGACCCCAGGTCAGCTGGTGAGAGATATCCTTCCATGGAACATTTCCTAGCAGCCATGAAATACAAGGTTGCTTCTGATAAACCAAGTCTAGCTCAGAGTATATTTGGGCCTGATGGAACCATTCACCAGAAGTTCTTAAGACAGAAGCAGGCTGAGATTGGTGTTGGCGCAGGTGCCAAGCCTCTAACGGAGGCGCGTGAGGCGGCTCTTCTAACAGAGGAACTCAAGGAGATCCATACTGAGTCTAGGTTGGCAGCGATGAAAAAGTGGAAGGCGAAGTTTGACGAGGCCAAGTGGACCTCTGTAAAGGAGGAATTACTTGAGAATGCAGTAAGACAGCGTTGGGATAAGGATGCTCGTTTCCATACAATTGTGGAAGCTGCTAAGCAACAGGGCAAGTATCTGCTCTTCTTCACTGGTTCCGCATCAAGTGAATACGGTGGTAAGAGGACCAAGGAGGGCTTTCTGGAAGGTGAGAATAAGTTGGGTAAGATGATTATGAGGGTCGCTGGATATTAGGCATAAAATTTGATAATGTTTTTTATAGCTATGACACAGTAATATGCCAGAACCATGGCAGTCACTTGCATTTAAAAATGTTCATCCAAGAGATAAGCATGTGCGATTTGTTGAAAGCACACATACTTATTATATCGATGGTTCTTCCAAGGGTATTGTATCGACCACTGGATTTGTACACGCATTCTTTGGCCACTTTGACCCTAAAGTGGGTATCGCGTGTATGAAAAGAGATCCTGAGAAATGGGCAAAGAACCCCTTATACGGGAAAACAGACAAGGAAATCATAGAAATTTGGTCTAAATCTGGTCAAGAAGCTTCAGGAAAGGGAACTGCTTTACACTTGGCAATTGAGCAACATTTGAACGGTGCTCTAGACCGTATTCCACCCGACGTAATGGAGACACCTGAATGGCGTTATTACATGAATTTCTATAATGACAACAAGGATAGTCTAGAGCCTTATAGAACTGAGTGGGAAGTCTGGGACAATGAGCACAGATTATCAGGAAGTATCGACATGATTTTCAAGAGGAAAGATGGAACCTTCGCAGTCTATGATTGGAAAAGGTCGAAGCAAATCAAGATGGATAACCAATATCAAAGTGGTGAAGGTCCCATGTCACATTTGCCTGATTGTAATTATTGGCATTATACTTTGCAGCTTAATGTCTACAGATGGTTTCTTCAGAAACACTATGGACTCAAGGTAGTTGAACTCGCCATTGTCATCTTCCATCCAAATAACACGAATTACCAAGTCTTCAAGCTCAACATCTTAGATGATGAGATTCAAGACATGCTAGAGGCACGTAAACGTGCTATTGAAATGGGTTCTAAGAAGGCAGTGGAATTTGAACCTGTAGCGTGTTTGTTAGACGACTGAAAATCTTGGAGACCTTTTTATACTTTTGTTTTTAGATTTAATACTTTTACTTCTGGTCATAAGAGCTTTATTGTTTTTAATGGATTTACGAGTATAAGATTTACGTGATTTAGGAGTATTAGATTTATATGTACGCGGCCTATTTTTTCTAGAATTTTTAATAACGTCTTTAAGAAGTTTTAGACCAGGTGCCTCTGTTTTTTTAGCAATAGAAATAACTTCTTCAAATGCCTCGTAAGTAACCCCATAATTATGAAGTAATTTAACCGTTGTAGATAAATCTAATTTTTCAACTTCTGACTGTATACGACGTGATTTTTCAGAGGTTTGGTCAATATCTTGTATATCTTTAATTAAGTTAGGATATTTTTTAGAAGCAGATTGTATCAAAATATCTGCTATCTCTTCAGCATATTTTATCTTATCTTTCGGTATCATTCCATCGAAAGAATATTTAACAATGGCACCGCCACGTGGAGGAACATCTGGGTTAACTCCGCCGTAATATAAATATCGTGCGACATTTCTCACTAGATTTAAGCACCAATTTGGATCTAATCTATGACGAACTGCTGCTTGTGGTGCTGCTTGTGGTCGTTCAAGTTGTCTTAGCATAGCTATCTGGTGTATAATGCCTTGTTCATCTTGCCGCAACCTCGCCAATTCAGCGCGATCATCTATCAAATCAGCCTCAACCGCATCATCTTGAATCTCAGCTGCAATAGCTTCTTCTCGTGCGGCTATATTTTCCCGAAGTTGTACCAAGTCACCTTCAAGTTGATCCAATATACCTGGTTCTGCTTCCCTTAGACCCACTGCTGCCCTTGGATCCACTGCTGCCCTTGGATCCACTGCTGCTCTTGGACCCACTGCCCCCCTTGGATCCACTGGTGCTGCTATTCTCATTTCAACACGTAATCTGGCTCGTATGGTTTCTAAATTTGGTTGAACTAGTTGTCGACGAGCATCTAAAATATCATCGTCTGGACGAGGCAATAATAGCCATGCTTGTCTTAAATCCCTATGATCCTCTGGAAGTGCAGCAACACCTTCTGGCCACAGTGCTGCTGGCCATGGATCTTCTCTATCTCTATTAGCATATGCTTGTGTAGTAATTTCTACTATTCTTCTTTCTGCATCTGTAAGTCTCTGTTCTCTATTATGAATAGATTTACGAATAATAAAAGCATATCTACTTGCTTCTAAAGCTAATTCAGGAAATTCTAATATAAGTTGTCGCTGATTTTCTTGTATAAAATTATGTAAATTTCTTTGTGCGTAATCTCTATAAGCTAGAACGCGCGCAACGGCTTCTAAATTAGATCCAGCTCCTGCTTCTGTACAAGCCCGATCGTCTCCGTACGCGTTATTTCTCCTATCTTGGATCTGCATATGAGATCCACCATCTTGATTCAATAGTCCGTGAATGTGAGAGTACACAGGCCCTGTACACCATTCACATACCTCATCAAATGGCAGACGCCTCCCTTCGAATATATTTCTTCTGATACCATGAGAATAACAGTTATGCGGATATGGTTCAAAACCCTTTCCCGTTAACAATACATAATTACACGCATCAGCCGGCATCCCTATCCTTGATTGAGCACAACATGGACAAAATCGCGTATGGAGTGTTTTTTCCTTCTGGTTTAACCGTGGATTATGCGGGTGGGGTTTTTCATTAAAATGATTAAACATAGTATTACCAGAATCAGGACGCATACCTTCAAAGGCATTATCTGCCCTCGCCCGCAATGTCGCACCTCCCATTTTATCTTTAAATTGGGCTATCATCAATTGATACCTCTGAAATTTTCTAGATTTTCTGTCATATTCTTCTTGTGCACTTCTTTCTAGTCGAGCCTCTTCTGCACCACGCTGGGCTGCTTCAATTTCACCGGTTCTAACTTCAACCGCACGCTGTGACACATCAACTGCGTGGGTTAATTCAGCAGTACGCTCTTGTATTTGTCGCCCTCTCTGAACTATAACTGGTTCTGTAACTTGTTTTAATCTGACAATTCTCATTTCTTCCAGACGTGTTTTTAAAAGTGCTTCTGGAGTAAGGTCACCTTCTATTTTCAACGGATTTTTTAACGTTAATCTAAATAATTGATATTCGGTTAATAATCTATGGCATGGTCGTTCCAATTGAATCTCATACGGCTGCGTCCAACAACGAAATTCTGTTCCACCTACATCATGATTATGAGATAAGTAGAATATATCAATACAATCAGCTAGTTCTTGATGTGCTTCGCGAATATGATGATGTATTCTGTAAGTATCTACAGTTTCTCCGGTTGTGAGATTTTCCGCATTGGCAACATGTACAGGATATCCACCTGGTTGGTTAGGAGCTATAGCTTGCGCAGCTTCCTCGGGACCAACCTCGTTTTGTGGCCCCCATTTTATAAGTAACTCCTTTTCTTTTTCTGTCCTAACCCCTTCAGCCTTTGCTTCTATCCTTTGACGTATTCTACGCCTTGTTCTTTCTTGAGCAATAATTTCACTATAAATAGGATCATCGTATGGAATTTCATCAAAATCTTTACCACCGCCACCTTGTTTTCTGCCCCATTTTCTTTCAAAACCATCTATAACTTCTTTATCAACATCTGATGGTCTGCTTCTGCGTAATTTGTTTATCATTTCTGCAAATTTTTCTGGAGTAGAAAAAGACTCTTCCTTTACTCTTTCACGGTTAAGTCCTAATGTAAAATAAAGTGCTTTTAAGGCGTCTAATGTAGGAGGACTCCAGCCGGCAGGAGCAGCAGGAGGAGCAGCAGGAGGAGCAGCAGGAGGAGCAGCAGGAGGAGC